GCTCTTCCGATCTTTTACCAATATAGGTGGAATTGGCAAAATTCGCACCGAATTGGCGGTTTTAGTTTTCTCGAAGGTAATTACACCCTTGACATATTGAAGCTGCTTATTGACGGAAATTTTGCGATTTTCTAGGTCTATATCATTCCACGTTAGGCCGTACACTTCACTTAATCGCATACCGGTATAGCGTGCTATTTGTAAAAAGTAATAGGCTTGTGGATATTTTTCCCTCATATATTTAATGAACTTATTCAAATCTTCATCGGAAATAGTATGGATCGCATTCTTACGTTCCACACGTGGTAACCTAACACCAATACATGGGTTATCACTAATAATCTTGTAAGGGTTGATTGCTATATAAAATATACGACTAACCACTTTATAATACGATGTAATAGTAGCAGGTGAAGAAACCATATTATTTACCACGTTTTGTATGTGTATTGGCTTAACGTCCGATAATTTCATATTGTGAATTGATTTGTAGGCATCCACGGAATGACGGTACATATTTAATGTATTGTGCGTAATGTGGCCTTTTTTAATTTCAAGGAACATATCCGCAAATTCCTTGAATGTTAATTCTTTTAATTCTGTATCTTTAGTAAGTAGTGCAGTTTTGTCTAACTCCTTAACGATAACGTGTCCGTATTCCTTGGCTTCACGTTTAGTTTTGAAGCCTTGTTTTGACTTTTGTCGCCACTTGTAGCCGTCTTTATAAGATACAATTATTTGGAAACCCTTATCTTTCTTCCTCACGCTGATATTGTATTGCATAGTATTCTCTCATTTCTAAATTATCTAAAAACTTTGTACTTTGTTTTTTATTGATAAATCTAATTAGCAAATATCCCAACCAGAATAAAATACCAGATATAAAAATACCTATAGTATCGCCCTTATTTTCTACTATGATGAAAAATATACCGGCAAATAGAAATGTAAATAAATAAGTTCCAAGTGTAATATTTATCATTTCATCTTGAATTTCCTTACGGTTTACTTTCATGATTATTTCTCCTAAATATAACAACCTGTACTCTCGAATATTTTAAGTAACTCTATCGTATCGTTAAAAGTTAATTCCTTTTCATTACGGATGCTATCAATCATTTTCGGTGAATTTCTTAAACAGGTATGAGCCACCAACAAAAAAGCGAATTTATTTGCTTGATATTCTTTTTCTTTTTTATCCCTATCGGTTAATAAGTCAATATCAAATAAGTTGTATCCGCCTTTATGTAATATGACATGACCTAATTCATGTGCTAACGCCACTTTTTTATGGTTTATATCTATTTTCGAGTTGATAACAATATCTTTTGAAAACGGTGTTTTTATTAACAGTCCTTTCAAATGCTTTGGTAGTGATCTATAGTGAACACTAATACGTAAGTTTCTAGCGATAACATCCGGGTCATTAGACCGATTTTCTTTAATAATATCTAACACAATAGGATACATCCGTTTCATACTACACCCCTATATACTTATTTTTTATTCCTTTCATCCTTACGTGATGAAATAACCCCTTTAATCACGTTTTCAACCATTTTCTTCTCTTGCTCAGTAAGTTCATAATCCCCATAGAACATCACTTTCACATTTTTTAGATTAACAGTTGAGGCATCTATTTTCCTTTGGATTTTAGGTGTCTCTTTTGTTTTATCTAATTTCCCTGTTAAATATCCAATTTCAACACCAAAAAAATCAGCTATTTTTTGCAATAAATCAACACGAGGAATTTTGTTTTGATGTTTCCAACTGCTTAATGTTGACTGTGCAATACCTGTTTCTTTAGATAGCTTATAAGCACTAACATTATTCTCCCTCATTAATTGCTCGATTCTCTCAAACATTTTCTCACCTTCGAATTATTAATGAAAAATTTATGAAGTTTAAAGAATGTTTACTTGATTACTTCGCTATCGTGTAGTATATTCTGATTGAGGATACTTCATGACAACGAAGTATAGATAATTGCATTACTTTATATACATAAAGTATATCACTAAAAAGGAGGTGAAGTAAAGAATTGTATAGTAATTATCAAAAATATAGGGATATGAAAAATATTTCCAATTATCAAGTGTCCAAAGATACAGGCGTATCACAATCCGCATTAAGTAATTGGAAACACCAAAAATCAGTTCCTAGTGTAGGTAATTTATTAAAAATAGCGAATTACCTCGGATGTACTGTAGATGATTTGGTTAGAAAAGAGGGATAAATGAAAGAAGTTGAAAGTTTGGTCTATACCGTATCAGATGTAGCAAAACTTTTTAAATGTACAGAAACAAGTGTATACAACATGAGAAATCAAGGCATACTTCATCAAATAAAAGGTGTAGCTGGAGTTAGGTTCAGCAAAAAGGAAGTTGAAAGCCTAGTAGGACTAGATGATGAATATACACCAATGGCATATAGGAAGTTGAAAGTAGAGGTTGATAGCTTACAAAAAGAAAACAAAAAGTTAAAGAGTGAAATAAGAAAAATCACTAGCCAAATGCTAGTGATCGTAGGAGAAGAACTATGAGATTTGAGTGGAAAGTAAATCAAATAAAAAATGATTTAGTAGTAGAAAAGGAAAAATTAGTTAAAGCCTTTAGAAACAGAAATACATTTAGAACCGACCACCCATGTTTCAAAATCATTGCGAAAAGAAAGGTAGAAAGAGCAGTACAAAGCATAAGAGATTATAAAAAGGAAATCGGATATTGGAGCGTACAATGATTAAGTTGTGTAATGGGATGAAAATCATATCAGCAATATTAGTGATTGGTGGTATGGGCAGCTTAGAACTAGACAACATCGATATGTGGACATTCTTTTGTCAAAGCATGTTGGGTGTAACAATGTGGATACTAAGCAGTAAATGGGAAGAAGAAATAGAGTTTTATAAAAATGAAAAAGTCCGCTAGTGAAAAGTAGAAGAAGTTTAGCGGACTTAGTAGAGAAAATATAAAATTACTCTACTTGTATTTTAACAAGGAGAATTACGAATGGCAAGTATTTACGAATTAAACAAAGATTATGCTGAACTATCCGCAATGCTAGAAGTGGCAGAAACGGAAGAAGAAATTCAAGCGATTCAAGATACATTAGAAATGATTAATGTATCTATTGAAGAAAAACTAGAAAACACAGGTAAATTCATTAAAAATACGGAAAGCGATATCGCTGGTATTAAAGCAGAAATCGAACGTTTAACCGCTATGAAAAAGACAAAAGAAAACTTTGTCGAACGGTTAAAAAATAACGTTGAATTCGCACTAAAAGAAAAAGGACTTGAAACGCTAACGGTTGGTACTTTCAAGTGCGGTTATAGAAAATCTGAAAGCGTTGAAATTACAAATCTTGATGTAATCCCAGCTGATTACACAAAGGTTGAAATTAAAGCCGATAAAACGGCAATTAAAAAAGCACTTAAAGCTGGTGAAACAGTAGACGGCGCACATATTCAAACAAACATGAATTTCTATATCAAGTAGGACGGTGAAATATGGAATTTAGAACACTAAAAGCAAATGAAATAGATTGCCGCATACAATCATTAAGCGAAAAAAACGGCGCAGTCGGTGCGGTAGTACTACTATACAAAGATGCGCGCGTTGATATGCGTATGCTTGATGAAGTTGTTGGTGCAATGAATTGGAAACGTGAACATGCGATCATTGGTGATAGATTATATTGTACTGTTTCAATCTTTAATGAACTTACCGGCGAATGGGTTGGTAAAAGTGATGTAGGCACAGAAAGCAATACAGAAAAAGAAAAAGGTCAAGCATCTGACAGCTTTAAACGTGCATGTTTTAACTGGGGTATTGGTAGGGAGTTATACTCCGCGCCGTTTACCTATATCAGCCTACAAAAAGGCGAATGGTACACAGGGAAAGACGGAAAGCCTAAATCATACGCAAAATTTACAGTTAAAGAAATCAGTTATGACGAAAATCGAAATATTAGCAAGTTAATCATAGTTGATAGCAAAGGTAATGTGCGTTTTACAATGGGCGGCAATGTAGCGTCTGTAGTGGAACAACAAACAGTAAAAAAACATGTAGCCGGATATGATGAATTTCTAAAATTACAAAAAGAAAAAAATGTACCACCTGCAGAAATTACAAAATTTGTTGCAGCCGAATTTAAAAAGCCACGTATTGGCATGTTAGATGAATTTGAAATGGTGGCGGCGTTAAAGTGGATAAAAAACTACGGTCAAGACAAAGAGAAGAAAGGCTTTACATTATACGATAATGCAGACCAAGAACTTGAACACGAAGATGCCGGAGACCGTGTTTAATGAAGTGGACAACAAGTAATATTGAAACACTTCATAGTCCGCTAGGTGTCATGGTAGTAATACCAGCACCACACGACAATGATCTATCGAAGTTAGATAAAGACAAAGAATACGTGATTGAAATCAAAAAGAAATCAAAATCACGCAGCATGAACGCTAATGCTTATTGCTGGGTTCTATGTCAAAAGATAGCGGAAGTCATGAGTAACCATTCGTATATGTCTAAAGAGGATGTATACCGAAAGGCAATTAAAGATTGTAGTCATTTCACATATGTTCCAGTCCGAGAAGATGCAGTCGAACGATATATAAACATATGGAAATGGCATGGCCTTGGTTGGATAGCCGAAGATGCTGGCGAGTGTAAAAGCATCAAAGGTTATCACAATGTAATGTGTTACCACGGTTCGTCAGTATATACAGTTGCAGAAATGCAAAGACTGATAGATTGCTTGGTTGATGAGTGCAACCAACTTGGAATAAAACTTGATGATAGCGATTACATCCAATCGTTGGTTAAGGAGTGGGGGAATGAACAAGCGAAAAAGGGATGACGATAGGCTTTATAAAATAACAAGACCTAAAGCCATCGAACGAGATAGTATAGACAACTACCCTTGTTGCGTAATATGTGGCGCTCCTGCTACAGAGGTTCACCATATATTACCTAGAGGTAGAGGCGGTACAAGTGAGTTAAATAACCTAGCGTGTTTGTGCAGATATTGCCACGAGAATTTAGCACATGGTGTGTTCGCAAAAGAAACCAAATTAAAGCTAGAAACAATCATTATGGAAAGGATGAAACAATATGAAAAGAATTGATGTTGTTGAACTATATGTTAAGAAACGCATTGAGAAATTAGAACAAACGCAAGCCGAATACAAAGTAAATGAAAAAGAAATTACAGAATTGAAAGATGTGTTAGATGTAATTGAACAAACGCAACCAAAAGTTAAATGCGTAAGCAATGGTTAATGGTTAGCCTATGAGCGATAACAAAAAATATTACTATCTTAGATTAAAAGATAATTTCTTTGATAGTGATGAGTTGAAGATATTAGAAAGCATGAAAGATGGCTACTTGTACAGTAATATTCTTTTAAAACTCTATCTACGAAGTCTAAAGAATGATGGAAAGTTAGTTGTTAATGATCGCATTCCTTATAACGCAGAAATGCTGGCAAGTGTAACTGGACACCAAATAGGAACAGTTAAACAAGCACTATCAATTTTCAAAGAATTAGGACTAATTGATGTACTAGAGAATGGCGCAATCTATATGTTGGATATTCAAAACTTCATCGGTAGAGGCAGTAGTGAGGCTGATAGAAAGAGAGAATATAGACAACGAATAGAAACCGATAGGACAAATGTCCGACAAATCTCCGACAAAACTCCACCAGAGATAGAGTTAGAGATAGAGAAAGAGATAGAGATAGAGAAAGAGATAGATAGTAGTGCAAAAAGCACTACAACAAAACGCAAGCGTTTTGAAAAACCGACTATCTCTGACATTGAACAATACTGTATTGAACGCAACAATAATGTAAACGCTGAACAGTTCTTTGACTACTATGAAAGCAACGGCTGGAAAGTAGGAAAGAACTCCATGAAAGATTGGAAAGCAGCGGTTAGGACTTGGGAACGTAACAGATATGATCAATCTGTTAAATCAAAAAATAGTAAGACTG